GCTGACGAAGCGTATCAGATTGCTGCGGAGCAGAACGTCGAAACCGCGCAGCAGTATATTTCTCCGCAAATCTCTGGATATTTCCGCGCATAAGGAAAGCCTTAGATGGGGTACGCTTCCAAAGCCGGACGAGCTAGGACTAGCTCAAGTAATCCACAAGCCCACGCAATCTGTGACAGGTGTGGGTTTAGGTACAATCATGTCGATCTGAAGTGGCAATTCGATTGGCGCGGCGCTTCTTTGGCAAATATCAGGGTGCTTGTCTGCGAAGACTGCTACGACCAGCCACAGCATCAGCTTAGGGCCATTGTTGTACCGGCTGATCCGACGCCAATTCAAAATCCACGCATCCAAGATTTTGCCACGGCAGAGACAAATGCCCGGTTCACATCTGGCCAAAACAGTGTCGATCCGACTACAGGCATCCCGATAGTTGGCGGCAACCAGCGTGTCACACAGTCTGGTGGCGTTCGTGTTACGCAACAGACCGGCGAACCTTCGGGCGGCTTGAACCAGCAGCCCGGCACTGATCCTGTTGTGCCAAATGAGGCTGGCGGGAACGACCCCGGTCTGCCATACAATAATACCGAAGTTCCGAAGACAGGGCCTCTGTAAGGAAAAAAAATGGCAAACACGCAGATACCCAATTTGCCATCAGCCGTTGCCCTTAGTGGAACGGAAGAATTTGAGGCTGTGCAGGCTGGCGTTTCCGTTCGTGTCACGGCTTCGCAGATGGCAGCCCTTGGCGGACCTGTAGGCCCAACAGGCCCGGCTGGCACAAATGGCATCCCCGGCGCTACTGGCCCCACTGGCGCGGCCTCCACTGTTCAAGGCCCCACGGGTCCGACAGGCTCCGCAGGCCTGACAGGCGCTTCAGGTCCCACTGGACCCACTGGCCCGACAGGCTCTACTGGCTCGACGGGGCCGACTGGCCCGACCGGAAGCGCGGGGGCTGTTGGTGCGACTGGCGGCATCGGCCCTACAGGCCCGACAGGCCCGACCGGCGCTAATGGTGTAAACGGCAATACCGGCCCCACTGGACCGACAGGTTCTACCGGCGCAGCCTCTACTGTTCCGGGTCCGACCGGCCCAACCGGCCCCACTGGGTCAACAGGCGCGGCCTCTACTGTTCCGGGTCCGACCGGCCCAACCGGGACTGGTCCCACCGGCCCCACTGGCGCAGCCTCTACGGTTGCTGGCCCCACTGGACCTACTGGCTCCACCGGCTCTACTGGCGCGTCTGGACCGACCGGACCTACGGGATCTACTGGAGCAGCCGGGTCCACAGGTCCTACAGGCCCCACTGGCCCGACAGGCGCGGCTTCTACTGTTGCTGGTCCGACTGGCCCCACAGGCTCTACTGGCTCAACGGGTCCGACAGGCCCGACCGGGGCTACAGGTTTGACCGGATCGACAGGCCCGACAGGTCCGACAGGCTCGACCGGATCGACTGGCTCCACCGGCCCTACGGGGCCGACTGGGGCGGCGTCCACGGTAGCTGGCCCTACTGGACCAACAGGGCCGACTGGCTCGACAGGGACAACTGGCCCGACCGGCCCGACAGGCGTTGCCTCGTATGTCCGCACATCGTTTACGGCGACGGGCGGCCAGACCGTGTTCACTGTTTCTTACACGGTTGGATACGTTCAAGTTTTCGTGAACGGCGTGCTGCTCAATGCAGCGGACTATACTGCCTCGAATGGCACAAGCGTAACGCTGGCTTCGGCCTGTGTTGACGGTGACATTGTTGAGTTTGTGGCAATTTCGGTGAACACGTTTGCTGCCGGACCCACAGGGCCATCTGGCTTTACGACCGGCTATCAGACGATTTGGGTGCCCGCCGCAGCCATGAGCGCGCGCACCACAAACGGCGCGGCTGCCGGTTCAACCGAGCTGGCCACCAACCTAGAGCTTCTTTCTTATTTCGCATTTGACAGCACAACTGCCGAATATGTGCAGTTTAATGTTCAAATGCCAAAAAGCTGGGATGAAGGCGTGGTTCTGCTCCAGTTTGTCTGGACCCACCCTGCTACGACCACAAATTTTGGCGTAAACTGGAATGCTCAAGCATACGCCTTTAGCGATGGGGACAACATCAACGCCGCCTTTGGCACAGCGCAAAATGTTGATGATACAGGAGGAAACACGAGTTATTGTTATATAAGCGCCAACACGCCAGCAGTTACGATTGGTGGAACGCCAGCGGCTAGCGACTGGGTTATCTTCCAAGTCTATCGCAACCCTGCTGCGGCTGGTGATACAATGGCAGTTGACGCATATCTTCTTGGCGTAAGGGTTCTCTATACGGCGGATGCGAGCAATGACACCTGAGAATGATTTTGCCATGTTGGATTATGGAGAGTTCAAGGGAATTTTCCGTTATCCTGAAAAGCCAGACCTAGCAGGCAAGCCGTACAGGGAATTTTACTCTGTAAAATACGAGACAGGTCCAGACTTTGAGGGGCTTGAGAATGGATACTGGGTCGTTCGCCATCCCGATCCGGGGTCTCTCCCTGCGCCTGTACCCCCGGCGATCAGCCCCCGTCAAGCGAGGCTCGCTTTGCTCAATATCGGCAAGCTGTCCGAGGTTGATGCTGCCGTGGCAAACAGCACAGAGGCGAATAAAATTACTTGGGAGTATGCCGTTCAAATACTTCGTGACGACCCGCTTGTGTCTTTTTTCGGGTCAGAGCTTGGTTTTACTAGCGACCAAATAGACGATCTGTTCCGTGCAGCGGGCTCCCTATAATGCTAAAGGTAACGCAGCTTTCCGGCTTTTCAGGTAATGGGGGCGCGGGTGCGGCTGGCCCCTCAAAGTCTATAGCTATTGCGCATGATTTGTCCCCATACGTCACAGCCTATCCTTGGTCATCGTCTGGCTTCGGAACCAAATTCGCAAATCCTGCCACGCTACCGGCTGGAAATGGGAACGGGGTATCATTCTCCGCTTCAGGAGACGCAATAGCTGTTGCTCACACAACTACCCCGTTTGTAACAACTTATCCTTGGTCATCGTCTGGCTTCGGAACCAAATTCGCAAATCCTGCCACGCTACCGACTGGAAATGCATATGGGGTATCATTCTCTCCTTCAGGAGACGCAATAGCTGTTGCTCACACAACTACCCCGTTCGTCACAGCCTATCCTTGGTCATCGTCTGGCTTCGGAACCAAATTCGCAAATCCTGCCACGCTACCGACTGGAAGCGGGAACGGGGTATCATTCTCTCCTTCAGGAGACGCAATAGCTATTGCTCACGCAGCTTCTCCATACATCACGGCCTATCCTTGGTCATCGTCTGGCTTCGGAACCAAATTCGCAAATCCTGCCACGCTACCGACTGGAAACGGGAGCGGGGTATCATTCTCTCCCTCAGGAGACGCAATAGCTGTTGCTCACTCAACTACCCCGTTCGTCACAGCCTACCCTTGGTCATCCTCCGGGTTTGGGACAAAGTTTGCCAATCCCGCCACGCTACCGACTGGAAATGCATATGGGCTGTCATTCTCCGCTTCAGGAGACGCAATAGCTATTGCTCACGCAACTACCCCGTTCGTCACAGCCTATCCTTGGTCGTCGTCTGGTTTTGGGACCAAATTCGCAAATCCTGCCACGCTACCGGCTTGGCTTAGCTATGATGTAGCCTTTGGAAGCATCTAATGGAAAAGAATGATGTAATTAAAATCTTGGAGGAAGCTATCCTTTTGAGGAAAAAGGACATAGCTGAGCGCCAGATTGATATAGACAATCACAGGCTATCGCTGAGTATAATTGATGAAAAATACTCAGATAACAAAGATGTCGCTGATTACAGGCGGCATCTTGAAGAGTTGCTTAGGACATCAATTCTTGAGCAAACAAAGGTAAAAATCTTTCTTGAGGCGACGGAAAGAAATCTGCAAAATGTAATAAATACGTTTGACCCGTAGGCCGAAATTAGGAGCGTAAAATGACAATCCCTAGAAACCTCTCAGCCCTTGCTCCAAACGTATCGACGGCTGGCGCTGTCAATGTCGCTGGCGGCGGAACAGGACTGACCGCAACGCCCTCAAACGGGCAAATTCCGATTGGCAATGGCTCTGGATATGCGCTTGCGGCAATTTCTGCTGGCAACGGCATCGCCGTTACGAACGGCGCTGGCACAGTGAGTATTGCTCAGGACTTCTATGCGGGCTCTACGACCGGTAATACGTCTTACCCAATCGGAAGCTACATAATTGTAACCAATGGAACATGCGCCACCTATAATGTTAATGCTACAATAACGCCTTATGTCGTTACGGCTGGCGCTGAGACAGTATGGGATGCAACATCGACAGGGCGCGCCGCAATAACCGGCACTTGGCGTTCCCGTGGAAAAGTTGGTTCTGCAAGTGGTTATCTTGTGCAGAGGACAGCATGACAGAAATTGTCAAAAACCTTGTCGTGAAGTGCGTTGATGATACAAAGGCGTACATCTGCACTGTAGATTTGTGGGATGATTGGTCTCAATCTTGGGAGACAAATGTTCCATATGTCGCGAGGGCTGGCGATCCAGCGCCGGTCAATGTCTGGATTATCGAACAAATTGGCACTGGCGAGTACGACCCGATTGATGCCTGCCCGCTTCCTCCGCCTCCGGCAGAACAAGTTCCCGGTAGCGGGCCTGTAATCTCATGATGCCAAGGACAACCTCGGTAAATCCGGGGAAACTTTACTGCACCATCTATGATTTTGACGAAGCGGGGGATACACTCCCGCTTCACGTTCATGATGAAACGAACAACCACATAACTGTCATTTCTCGCGGCTCCTTTCGAGCGTTTGGCAATGAATGGGAAGTGGTTGTCAGGGCTGGTGACTTTTTGGATTGGAAGCCACATGACCCGCATGGGTTTGAGGCACTTGAGCCAAGGTCAAGGCTTGTCAACATCGTGAAGGGAAGCGGAGAGGCCGGTCAGCTTTTCATTTGACCTGTTCGGGAGGGGTAAATGCCGTTTAGTTCTCGCAACGGTAAGGACTTTATTCGTAAAATAGCAGACTGCGTGCCACACAAAACGGTCCTTGATGTGGGAGCGGGGTGTGGAACATACGCAGTCATGTTCGATAGCTCGATTGTAACTGGAATTGAGATTTGGGGTCCATACGTCGAAGAGTATGCGCTTCGCTCAATTTATGACAAGCTGATCGTTGGTGACGCTCGCGAATGGCATCCGGCCAAAGACGAGCGTTATGACATTGCCATTGCTGGAGATGTTCTTGAACACATGACCGTCAACGAAGCCCATTCGCTTTTCAGTCGCATGGTTTCGTGCGCTGACACTGTTATCATCAGCATTCCGCTCGGGTTCTATCCGCAGGATGAGTACGCCGGAAACCCGTATGAGCGCCATGTCAAGGATGACTGGTCGCACGATGAAGTTGTTCGTGTTTTCGGGAAGCCCGACACCTTCATGATAGAGGGTGAAATCGGCGTTTATGTTTGGTCGAAACATAGGGTTAAGCCAAAGATTTGCGTCTATGCCATCAGCAAAAATGAGGCGATGTTTGTTGACCGCTTTTGCGAGGCTGCAAAGGACGCAGATGCGATCTTTATTGCAGACACCGGCAGCACTGACGACACTGTTTCTCTGGCTCAGAAACATGGCGTTCACGTCAACGAAATCTGCATAACGCCTTGGCGCTTTGACCACGCGCGCAATGCTGCCTTGGCGCTGATCCCCAAGGACTTTGACATTTGCGTTTCCCTTGATCTGGACGAAGTTCTACAGCCCGGATGGCGCGAAGAAATTGAGCGCGTCTGGCACCTCGGAAAGACGACGCGGCTTCGGTATATGTTCGACTGGGGCGCAGGCATTGCGTTCAAGTATGAAAAAATCCACGCCCGGCATGGATACTATTGGCATCATCCCTGTCACGAATACCCGGTAGCAGACGGGCGAATAAAGGAAGTATGGTCTGACACGGACATGCTCCTTGTCATCCACAAGCCGGACCCCACGAAGTCCCGTGGCCAATATCTCGATTTGCTCAAGCTCTCCGTAGAGGAAGACCCGGACTGCCCGCGTAACGGATTTTATTACGCAAGGGAGCTTAGCTTTAACTCGCGCTGGGCCGAGGCCATAGAGCAATGCAAAAGGTACTTGGCGCTTCCTCGCGCTAACTGGCCAAATGAGCGCTGCTATGCCTATCGGGTGATGGGACGCTCTTATGACGCTCTTGGCGATCATTATAATGCAGAGCGCGCATTCCAAATGGCAGCGTATGAAGCGCCCAATACGCGCGAGCCTTGGTGCGAATTGGCAATGCTCATGTATCGTCAATCTAGGTGGGAAGAATGTCTTTCTGCTGCGATGAGAGCGCTCCGCATACAGAGCCGCGAAATGGTTTACACGGTTGACCCTGAAGTGTGGGGACACCAGCCATACGACCTTGCCGCTATTGCAGCTTGGAACATTGGCATTTATGATATGGCCTTGAAATACGGTGAAAAAGCTCTGGAACTTTCTCCCAATGACGAAAGGCTCAAGAGCAATGTAAGGTTTTACCGTGCAGGAAGATCGGAATGAAGATGGACGCGCAATTCATCATCAACACGCTCGGGGCGCTGTTCATTGCTGTTGTTGGGTGGGTTGCGCGCCAGCTTTGGGACGCAGTCCAGCGTCTCAAAGATGATGTTAAGAAAATAGAAGTAAATCTCCCAACAAATTACGTAAGTAAATCAGATTTTGACAAAACTATGCGGCACATAGAAGATATGTTCCAAAGGATTTACGATAAGCTAGACGGGAAGGCAGACAAATGAAAATCTCTCCTGCCGGTATCAATCTTATCAAAGAGTTTGAGGGCTGTAAGCTGACAGCCTATCCCGATCCCGGCACTGGTGGGGAGCCTTGGACTATCGGCTTCGGCCATACGTCTATGGCGGGTCCACCCAAGGTCTTCAAGGGCCTCCGGATCACTCAGCAAGAAGCTGATTACATCTTGGCTAAGGACTTGGTGAAGTATGAGGCTGCTGTTGAGCGCCTTGTCACGGTAAAACTTAGCCAGAACCAGAATGACGCCTTGGTTTCTTTCGCGTTCAATTGCGGGATTGGCAATCTTGAGCGCAGCACACTTCTCAAAAAAGTGAATGCAAAGTGCTTTGATGAAGTCCCGGCAGAGTTCATGAAGTGGACAAAGGCAGGCGGTAAAGAGCTTAAAGGGCTGGTCCGTCGCCGCCGCGCTGAAGCCGCCCTTTGGCGCGGTGTCTCAGACAATTCGCCGCCTGATGAAGCATCAGAGGCTCGCGCCCTCCCTGACAGGCCGAAGCCCAAGAAGACAATGGCCACATCCATTGAGGGCAATGCAGCAATCATCATCGGCGCTGGCAGCGCAGCAACGGCAATTCGCGAAGCTAAGCCGGTGATTGAAGACGCGTCTGACGCATTTACAGCCGCGACCGCTGCTTTTGGCACGCCAGCCGTCCTTGTGTTTGTTGGCTTTGCAATTCTCGCAGCCGTAATTTGGTGGCGCAGGAAGCAGCGCAACGACGAGGACGGCGCGTAATGCTTAAGATTGCGTCATTCCTGTTTTCGCCAGTCACTCGCATCGTCGGGTGGATTATGGCCGTGATTGCTGTTATTGGCATTATCTATGGCCGTGGCAGGCGTGATGCTCGCCGGGAAATAGAGGCTGACGCAAATGAAGAAACCCTTCGCCGCACTCAAGATGCTATTCGCGCTAGGGACAATGCTTCTTCTGGCGAATTGCGCAAAAATGACGGACACCGCCGCGACTAACGGTGCAGTTTGCGTGGTCTGGAAAGATATTTCGTGGTCCAGCAAAGACACGGACCAGACAATTCGCGAGGTTAAAGGAAACAACGCCTCCCGTGACGCATGGTGTAAAACTGCCAAATAAGTGCTAGGATAGGCACTTACGGAGCGCAGAATGACCACAGGCCTCAGTTACAACGGTTCGGTTGCTGGAACGAATAGCTACGTGGATCAAATTGCCACGTTTGCTGTTGTCGATGTTGCGACTGACACTAATTTTGCGACAATCCTCCCGCAGATGATTACATACGCAGAAAATCGGATTTATCGCGATCTGGATTTCCTGTTCACCTCTACCTCCTTGACCGGATACCAGCTTGCGTCGGGCAGCCGCAGCCTGACAATTCCTCAAGGCTCTCTGGTTGTCAGCGAACAGATCAACATAATCACCCCCGCTGGCGTCGCGAACCCTGACCTTGGCACAAGAAATCCGTGCCTTCCGACGACAAAAGAATTTCTGGACGCAGTTTATGGGTCATCCGCTTCCGCTGGCATCCCTCAGTATTTCGTCCCGTTCAATGACAACCTGTTCCTGTTCGGCCCGTTCCCGGACGACAACTATTACGTAGAGATTATTGGCACATATCGCCCGGATAGTTTGTCCGCGACGAACCCGACGACCTTTATCAGTCTCTATCTGCCAGACCTCTTTATCATGGCGAGCATGATCTACATTAGCGCGTACCAGCGCAACTTTGGTCGCATGAACGACGATCCACAGATGGCAGTTACCTATGAGAGCCAGTACCAAGCGCTGCTCAAGGGCGCTGGCGTTGAAGAGGCTCGCAAGAAATTCGAGGCCTCTGGTTGGTCCTCTCAGGGTCCAGCGCCAGTCGCAACGCCGTCGAGGGGCTAAGAAATGGCCCACAGCTCACTGAAGCTAATCCCCGGCGTCGATAAAAACAAAACACCGGCCTTGAACGAGGCTGCTATCTCCGATTGTCAGCTTATCCGCTTTATCCCTGACAGGACGCAGAAGGGCCTAGTTCAAAAGCTTGGTGGATGGAGCAAGTTCTACAACAACACCATCGGCTCAATTGTTCGCGCTCTATGGGCATGGGAAGACACGAACGCCAACTCATACCTCGCTGCTGGCGCTGAAGGGGCTCCTGCTGGCGGCGGTGGCGCGCTCACAGTTATCCAGTCTGGCGGCTCTTCGGACATCACCCCGCAGACAACAACGGCAAATATCGCCGTGCAGTTTTCCACAACAGCCGGGAGCGATGTTGTCACGATCACGCACACGGCAAGCAACATTGACGACTATGACGCAGTTTACATTCAAACACAGGTCAGCGTTGGTGGGCTGATCCTCTTTGGTCAATACCAGTGCCATGCGCTCGGAGCAAACACATACAACATTTACGCGACAGACCCCACGTCTGGCGACCCCGCCTATGCCACATCAACTGTTGCGACTGGCGGCTCTGTTGCTCAATTCACAACAACGGCAGGGAGCGATTTTGTCACTGTGACGCTTGCTGACCACGGATATTTTGTGGATCAGGCGTTCCCTGTCCTCATCGCGACATCCGTTGGCGGCGTTACGCTCTATGGCAACTACAATATCATTGAAATTACGTCCTCAAGTCAGTTCGTAATTTCTGCCACAACACAAGCGTCCTCGTCCGCATCTGCATATGAAAACTCTGGGAATTTGCGCATCACCTACTACAACGGCATCGGGCCGTTGCCTGCGGGCACGGGCTTTGGCGTCGGTGGTTATGGCCTTGGCGGTTATGGCACTGGCACAGCACCAACTGCAAATACAGGAACGCCGATCAACTCTGATGATTGGACACTGGACAACTGGGGCGAAATTCTCATTGCCAATCCAGTAAACGGGCCAATCTACTCATGGAACCCGACAACCGGAGACCCTGTTGCTCTGGTTATAACGAACGCGCCTCAAGTAAATCATGGCGTCCTTGTCGCTATGCCTCAGCGTCAAATCATTGCATGGGGAAGCACGTTCACTGGCATTCACGATCCGCTCCTTATCCGCTGGTGTGACGTAAACAACTTCCAGTCTTGGATTGGCACAATTGAGAACCAAGCCGGGTCATATCGCATCCCGAAAGGCTCTCGCATCGTGCAATGTATTCAGGCAGCCCAGCAAACGCTTGTCTGGACTGATCTTGGCATTTGGTCGATGCAGTATGTCGGGCCTCCATACGTTTACGGCTTCAACGAGCTTGGCACAGGCTGCGGCCTTATCGGCGGCAAGGCGGCTGCGTCCGTAAGCGGTGTTGCTTACTGGATGGGCCAAAGCCAGTTTTATCGCTTGGCTGGCAACGGGCCAGAGCCGATCCCCTGCCCTGTCTGGGATGTTATTTTTCAGGACTTGGACACAAGCAACCTTGACAAAATAAGGGTGGCGGTAAATTCACGCTTTAGTGAGATTTCTTGGCACTTTCCAACAGTGTCGAACGGCGGCGAAGTGAACGGGTTTGTGAAGTATAATTATGTCCTTAACGAATGGGACTATGGCTTCAACACGCCGTCAAACCCATACGTAGCCCGCACCGCATGGATCAATGAAAGTGTTCTTGGCCCTCCGATTGGCGCTGCTGAGAATACCTATATTTATCAGCACGAAACCTCCACGGATGCCGACAATCAGCCGTTGGTCAGCTATTTTCAGACAGGATACTTCGTCCTGAATGAAGCTGATTTCAAAATGTTCATCGACCAAGTTTGGCCCGACATGAAGTGGGGCTATTACGGTGGCTCTCAGGGAGCGAATATCAGGCTCACGTTCTATGTTGTCGATTATCCGGGTGACACACCGGCAACGTATGGGCCATTCACGCTTACTCAGGCCACAAAGTTCATCACTCCGCGCTTCCGTGGACGCCTTGTGTCAATCCGCATCGAAAGCGATGACATTGGTTCGTGGTGGCGTCTTGGTAACTTCCGTTATCGCATCCAGCAAGATGGACGCTACTGATGGCCGCATCACTCGATGATATTCTAACCACCCAAAAGAATGGCGTCATCGCCATCAATAATCTTGCGCAGTATTTGCTTGGCATTTCAACCTTTATGAAGGGCGCAAGCCTATCATCCGGCTCTGCTGGCACAGGTACTTATGGGACGCTTTACACTGTACCAGCGAACAAACAAGTGGCTATTTCAGATATTGAAATCTGCAACACCGGGTCAACGGCGGCCACGTTCTATGTCTCTCTTGTGCCAAGTGGTGGTACGGCAGGGGCAAGCAATGCTCTGTTCTATAACGCGCCGATCCCACCGTACACGACAGTGCAATGGACTGGGCTTCAGGCTCTTGGCGCTGGGGCGACTGTGCAGGCGTATGCGTCTACATCAAATGTCACAATCCTTGTAAGCGGAAACCCGTAATGAGCATCACCGTTTACCCTCCTATGGCATCGCCAGATTATTATTTGGCAATTGCGCGTGGACAGGTCCCCGGCATAACGGTTCAAAATATCTACGGCTATCAGGCTGCTGTTGACGGCACAACAATCCCTCTCTGGGAAAACGCCACGGTATACACGTATCCCTCATCCGCAGCGACGATGACGCTTTATAGCTCGTCCGCGTCGGATACTGCTGTGTCAATTCTCATCAACGGGCTTGATAGCTCGTACAACCCAATAAGTGAAACTAAGGTTCTGACAAACGGGACAACGGGCGTCACAACAACAAACTCGTATATCCGCATCAATAGTATTTCCGTCACTGGCTCCAACAATCCAGTTGGCACAATTTATTTGTCAAATGCGGGCAAAACAACAACTTATGCTCAGATTGCCATTGGCTCCGGGCGTAGTCAGATGTCTATATATACCGTTCCGAATGGGTACACTTTCTATCTCACTCGCGTGAATGGCTATGTAAGCCCAAACAATAATGCCAATTTCTACTGCAACTATAGCGTCTACACGCGAAACATCACGACCGGGATTGAGACAATCCTTCAGCAAGCTCCGTTCGTAAACACATACCAGACAGTCCGCGTTGCGCCCCGCCCATACGCAGCGAAGACTGACATCCAATGGCGCGCTCAGATGTCTTCTGGCACAAGTATTGTCAGCATCGGCGTTGAGGGCATCCTGATCCAAGGGAGCTAACAATGCCTCTTAAGAAAGGTTCGTCCAAAAGAGCGATTAGCTCCAATGTCAGCGAGCTTATGCACACGGGTAAGTATCCTCAGAAGCAGGCTGTAGCCATTGCGCTAAGTGAAGCGCGCCGCTCACGCGCTACTGGCGGTCAGGTGACAAAGGTTCACACCGGGCCAATTCATAGCGCTGTGGCTGGCCGCACAGACCACTTGCCTATGCACGTTCCCAGTGGCTCATACGTCATCCCGGCAGACATCATTTCCGCGATGGGCGAAGGCAACACGATGGCCGGTTTCAAGGTGGCCAAGGGCATCTTTAGCCGCACGCTCTACGGCGGAGCCAAGGCTCGCCCATATGGCGCTCCAACGGCCCCATATGGCCAAGCAATGCCGGGGAAAGCCGAGGGTGGCCCAATTGAGGCTGTCCCGATTGTTGCGGCTGGCGGTGAATATGTGATTTCGCCGGACGATGTTTTGCATGTTGGTGGTGGTGACTTGGGTCAGGGTCATAAAATCCTTGATGCGTTTGTGATCGGAATGAGGAAGAAAACGATCCACACGCTCAAGAAACTTGACCCGCCCAAGAAAGATTGAGGAAGGGAACGGGAATGGTGAACGAAGAGCTTATTGTCAGGACTGCAACGCCAACGGATGTTCATGACATCATGGACCTTGCTTTGGCAGCTTGCGAAGAGAACGGATTTGTTAATCCAAACCCAGAGAAGCTTTTGGCTGAAATTTGGCCTGCGCTCAATAAGGAAAGGGGCCTTGTTGGTGTCATTGGCAGGATTGGACACAAGCCTGAAGGCGCAGTTCTGCTGCGCATAGGGACCATGTGGTACGGCAATGACGAGGTGCTTGAGGAAAAGGCCGTGTTTATTCATCCCGATTTTCGGGCTGCAAAAGGTGGCAGGGCGCGGAAACTTTGCGAATTTTCAAAGCAAGTCTCTGACAGTCTTGGTATTCCATTGATTATTGGTGTACTATCAAGCCACCGGACAGCCGGAAAGGTACGTATGTACCAGCGGATTTTTGGTGAACCAAGCGGCGCGTTTTTTCTTTATGGCACAAAAACTGGCCAGCACGCCGCAATGGAGCATTAGAGAATGGGCGGAAACTTCTATGTGTATGAACACTGGAGGCCAGACCTAGACGTGTGCTTCTATGTTGGCAAAGGCAAAGGACGCCGTGCCAATGATATGCGCCGTGGCCGCAATCGCTATCACAAATTCATTCAGGCTAAGCTTTCTTCGGCGGGACTGGCCGTCGAGGTGCGCATAGTGGCTGGGTGTCTTTCAGAAGATGAGGCTTTCCAACTTGAAATGGAACGCATCGCTTTCTGGCGTGGGACCGGAGCTGATCTTGCAAATATGACGAATGGCGGAGAAGGCCCTTCTGGACGCAAGCACACAGAAGAGTGGAAGCTTGAGAATAGCAAGCGCAATAAAGGCCGGAAAATGCCAGATGGGGCAAGGGCTAAAATTGCTGCGGCTTTGATTGGCAATAAAAACGGACTTGGAAGTAAAAAGTCGCCTGAGGCTGTTGAGAGGACGGCGGCGGCGCATCGTGGGAAAAAAAGGTCTGCGGAGGCTATAGCCAAAATGGTTGCCTCTAAAAAGGGCAAGCCGGGACATAAATGGACGGAAGAGCAAAAACTGAAATCCAGCCTTATCCAGACTGGAAGAAAAAAATCAGAAGAAACCCGCGCAAGAATGCGGAAGCCAAAATCCGAAGAGCATAAAGCTAAATTGTCTGCTATAAACATTGGCAAAACACACTCTGCTGAAACTCGTCGCCTTTTGTCAGAGAAGGCAAAACTTCAATGGCAAGCCCGCAAGGAAAATGCCGCTAAGTCATTGATGGAGAAGTAACTTGGGCGGAAAATCCAGCACTACGTCGCAAACGGTGTCCATTCCGCCAGAAGTTCTGGCACGGTATAATGCTGTCAATGCCCGCGCTGAGACCGTCGCTCAACAGCCCTTTACTCAATACAGCAACGATCCGAGCGCCTTTGTTGCGCCGCTAAATCCTACGCAGATTGCTGGCATTCAGAACGTGAATGCTTCTCAGGGGGCTGCGGCCCCCTTTTATGGTGCTGGCTCAGCCCTCACGATGGCAGGAGCATCTGGCGTTTCGCCGGGCGCTCTGGAAGTTGGCAAATACTACAACCCGTTCACTGAAGCCGTCGCGGCTCCGACCTATGCTGCCCTTCGTCAGCAGCAGGCTCAGGAAATGCAGGGCTCGACTGCCAATGCCATTCGTTCTGGCGCTTTTGGTGGCGACCGCTCCGGCATTGTTGCTGCCAATCTTGCGCGTCAGCAGCAGCTTGGCACCGCGCAGGCTATGGCCCCGATCTATCAGGGCGCATATCAGCAGGCGCTTCAAACAGCCCAGCAGCAGCAGCAGACCGGTCTTTCGGCCGAGCAGGCGAACCTTAACCGCTACCTTCAGGCCGGTCAGCAGATCGCTGGCCTTGGCACAGGCATCCAGCAGGCCCAGCTTTCTGGCGCTCAGGCCCAGATTGCCGCTGGCACAGCACAGCAGCAGACGCAACAGGCTGGACTTCAGGCTCTCTACAACCAGTTCCTTCAGCAGCAGGGCTACCCGTTCCAAGTCGCCCAGTTCTTGGCGAACATTGCTATGGGCACTGGCGCGCTGTCTGGCAGCACGACATCGACTACGCAGCCTGCGCCGTTCTTCTCTGATCGTCGCCTTAAGGAAAAGGTACGTCGCATTGGCGAGACCGATGACGGCCAGCCGATCTATCGCTTCCAGTACAAGGGCGACCCGAAGGAAATTACACACATTGGCTTTATGGCCGATGAGGTTGAGAAAAAGCATCCCGAAGCTGTCGGCCTTGCCGCTGCCAGCGATGGCAAAATGTATAAGACTGTCGATTACAATAAGGCCACTCAGCGCACGAAGCGCTCTGACGGCGGCCTTCTGCCGGTCATGGACGAGAACTCTATGGGCGGCGCGGTAAGCGACGACACGGCAGGCGAGGGTTTCTATCGCGGCGGCTTTGCTGGCGGTGGCGCTAGCGGTATTGCTGGAGAAGACCTTGCGGCTATTCTGAAGTCCATCGGACAGCCAATCCAATTCTACGGTGGTCAAGAGGTCAAAGGTCAGGGCCTCGCTGGGAAGCCCGGTTATGTGCCGCAAGGCAATCTGCCTGTGCCGAAGCTGATGACGGCTGGCAACGCTCCGCAGCAGCGCCCGTCAGGCCTTGCCGAAGCCGCTAAGACTGGCGAGCAGATCACCAATCTTTATAAGACCGGAAAGGGCATCTACGACTGGGGCAAGGGAAAGCTCCCCAGCTTTGGCGGCGCGACTACTGAAACAACAGCACCCGCAGTACAGGCCCCGCCTCCTGCGAATGTAGGCGTCAAGCCTTCCGATGCGAACTATCGCGCGTCTCTCGACAATGCTGGCACGGAAGCCTCAGAGCCGCTGAGCGGGCTTGGTGGCCTTCAGACGGCTGAGGCTCCGGACCTGTCTGGGTTCACTGACATTTTTGCAGCGCGCGGTGGCGTAATTTCGTCTCACTATGCTGAAGGCGGTGAAGTTGACAGTGACACGGATGCTCCCGAGGGCATCTATAAGCCTGTCGGACCCGGCATCAACATTCCCGACGAGAAGAGCAAAGCGAAGCTGCCTGAGCCCGGAAAGCCTCCGCAGCAGCAGTCCAGCGGCTTTGGCGATATTCTCAGCGTGGCATCAAAGGTTCTCCCATTCTTCTTGGCCAAGGGCGGCGTGGTCCCTCATGGCTATGCCGAGGGCGGGGCTCCTGAAGGTGAGTATCAGCCGTCAGACGATGAGCTTGCCATCCGGACAATTCTTTCCGAGACAAGCCGTAACCGCCGTGGTGAAATCAATCCGCAAGAGGCTCTTGGCATTGGTGCTGTCATTGCCAATCGTGCAAAGCAGCGCGGATTGTCCCCCAGCGATGTTGTCCTTCAAACAAATCAGTTTGAGCCGTGGAACAAGCCGGGCGGCTCAAACGATCCGATGAAGTGGTCTCCGGAAAGCCCGCAGTATCAGCAGGCCGCAGAGCTTTGGGCAAGGGCCAAGGGCGGTGAAGACCCCACGGGCGGCGCTTCTCACTTCTGGGGACCGGGCTCTCAGTTTGCACTTGGCCGCGCTGCTCCCAAGTGGTCCGGCACTGGCGCTCCCCGCTTTGGTGGAACGCAGTTTGAATATGTTGATCGCAAGCCGAGTGGCGAAGCCGCTATTCCCAGCGAGCGCGCTTCTGAAGCGCAGGCCGCACCTCGCGCTGCCAATACCGAGAGGGGCCTTTATGTTCCGCGTGAAGAGCGCCCACGCATCGGTCGTGAAAGTGGCATTGGCGACATTGCTCGTGGCATTTTGCCTGAAGGCGTCCCCACATCGCAGGATTTCTGGGTCCCTGCCCTGTCGTTCGTTGGCAGCATGCTTTCATCCAAGAGCCCTTATCTTGCCGGTGCCATCGGTGAGGGCCTTGTAGGCGGCGTGTCTGGCTTTCAGACGCAGCAGAAAACGCAGATGGAAGCTGCCAAAGCGGTCATGGATATTGTTAAGGACCGCTTTACGCGCAGCATGGATAACAACGGCAACGTTGTTTTCTTTGACACGCGCACAGGGCGCACGCTTTCTGCCAATCAGGTGGAGACGGCTGCCGCTGAAATGCTTCGCGCTCAAGGCATTGACCCCCGCAAGTTTGGGTACGGCACAAGCGCCCCCGCAGAGCCTATCTCTGGCACAGGAACTCGCTCTGGGACAACAACGGCTGCGGCACCGCAAGCGCCCGTCACACAGCCGACAGCGCCAGCGCAGCAGGCCGCCCCATCCGGGCAGCAGCCGCAAGCCAAGCCCGAAGAGAGGAGCGGTGACTGGCTAAATACACCTCCCGATAAGGTCAATCTTTTTGACAAAACTGAAAGCCAGTTGAGGGATTACGCCGAGCGTTGGCCTGAGCATTTTGGTCTCAAGGGCCAGAATGATCCTCGGGCTATTCGCCGCGACCTGAATGACATGAAGGTAAGGTATGACCGCCTTATCTCTAGCAGCGATCCTCAGATGCGCGCTCAGGCGGAAAGCCTGCGCACACAGATGCAGGCCGAGCAGGCGCGTCTTGATGGCATTCTCAAGGGAGCGACATCGCTTCAGATGGAAGAGAACAGGGAGCTTGCCAAGGCAACAACCCAGTCATCTGCCAAGTTTGAAGAAGAAATCCGTGCGCGCGCAGAGCGCTATAATGATGCTCGCGGCATGCTGACACGTCTGGCTGACATTTATAGTCGCTTTGAACCTAGCCGCGCTGAGCAGGCAAAAGCTGACATTGCTGGATGGCTTCGCGGCCTTGGCTTCAACGCGGTCGCTGACAAGGTTTCCAAGACATCCAACTTTGATGAGGCGATGAAGATTGCGCTGACACAAGCATTTGGTGTCGTTGGGGACCAGAACCTCTCCCGCGCTCCACGCACAGCGCTTATCGAAGCTGTCCAAACAGTCCCGTCCCCGACGCTTTCGCCGGGAGCAACATACGCGCTTATCGCTCGCCAGATTGGCGAAATGGATTATCTGCGCTCCCGCGATCAGGCCTACCTTGACGCGGGCCGTGGCAAAAGCCCAACGCAGTTTCTTATGCGCTTTAATAGGGACCCCGAGCAAAAAGTTGAGCGTTACATTGGCAAGGCCTTTGAGGAAATTCCTGTCGGTCGCGGCGTAACGATGGAAGAGCGCGAAAGTCTGGCAAAGACATTCCCGCACACTATAAGGCCGATCCAAGAACGCCGTGCTGAAGAGCCTCGCCGCGCCCCTGCCGCACCGCAGAAGGCACCTGAGACACAGACACAGGCTCCTGCAAGGCCCGCGCTAATTACAGTGCCGCCAAAGGTTGGCACGGTAGATGACGGGTATCGTTACAAGGGCGGAGACCCTAACTCTGAAACCTCTTGGGAAAAGGTCAAGTAATGGCTGGTCCTTGGGAAAAATACGCTCCGACGAGCGAGGGCGCAGAGGGTGCTGGTCCTTGGACAAAATACGCCCCGCCGTCTGAGCCGGAAATTCCCGAGAGCGCGCGAAAGACCGCTGAAGCATACGGCGCTGCCAAGCCCGTCGAAGCTGCGCGCCCTGCTTCTGGCAAAGAGGCTGGCGAGCGCACGGCGCAGGCGTATGCCAAGGCTGCTGCTCCGACCGATAAGCCTTCAGACCGGGTGCCATACACTCGCGGCCAAGAGCAGTATGAGCGTGACGTTGCGATTGCTGGTGAGCCGACGACATCTGGCGCGATCAGGTATGCTCTGAAACGGGCGTCAGACGCAGCCACAATGAACATTGCCAAGCATGGTCGCGTTTGGAGCCAACTTCCGTCAGGGCTTTCTGAAGAGGAAAGTGTAGCGGTCGGGGAGGCTGGTCAGCGCTTGCGCCGTCGCGGTCTTACCGTGTCACCCACTGAGACAAGCCGCTATCAGCGTATTTCCGAAAACATCCCTTCTCTTGGCCAAGAATACGCCCGGAAGTTGGCAGAAGAAAACGAGCGGATGGCGGCTCAAGGCCGTCAGTATCCGATTGCCGGGCCTGCTGGCGAAGTCGCTGGTACGGTCGGCAGCATGCTCCTCCCCGGAGGCCCTATTGCCAAGGGCGCTCAGGCGATTGAGCGTGGCGTTGCCTCTGTGCCGATGATTGCCAAGGCAGCGAAGCCCTTGGCTGCTTCTGCCGTTGGGGCAACCACGGGTGGCATTGGCGGCTTCTTGAACGAGGGTAGCATTAAAGAAGGCATTCAGGGCGCTGCTATTGGCGCTGTATCTGGCCCCATGCTGCAATTTGGCGCTGAAAAGATTGCGGCCTTTCTTAGGAAGTCTCCTTCCGCTACTGTTTCTTCTGCTGTCGATGACGCATTCCGCGATGCGCTCGCTCAAGGCCGCGTCACGCGCTCCGATCTGGACGCCATTAAATCCAGCCTTGAGGCTGTGGCCGCCAAAAAGGGAACATCACCAGAAGCCGCCAAGGAAGGCTTCCTGCGGGCCACTGGCGTCGAAACACCAACACGCCAGCAAGTCACGGGTGAGCGCGCCATTCCTGCCGTCAGGAACGCCCCAGAGGTCAGGGCTGCGTCCGACGAAGCGACAAGCCAGATCATCAAGAACCTTCAGTCCACCGTCCCCACGGTTGCTTACAATCCGGAGACGATTGGGCGCACAATCTACCAGCTTGAGCGTCAGGCCAATAAAAAGGGCAGCGAGGCCTACGAGGCTATGCGCGGCATTCGCGGCCAGTTTGACGATATGGTGTCAACAAACATCATGCCCTCAATCCATCAGTCTCTTAGGCACAATAATCTGCCAACAGACTTTAGGAATGAGCCGCTTTATCCGAGGGCTAAAGAAGCCTACGACTATCTCATCAACAGCTTCACAGTTGGCAAACTTCCATTCGCTCGC